ACATGAGCCTAATCACTTCACAGACACTACCTGTTTTAACTATCAGAGAAAATGGAGAATTATGTACTGGTAATTCTGCGATGGAGTCTCTATATCTTCATAGTTATGTGGCTCCATCTGGCAACATGACAGTCACTGATAGCAGTAATTCTTCTATCAATGGTGAGTACACTCCAAATGGAACACATGGTGGAGAGACTGCTTACGAAGGTGACAATGGGTGGATTTACTACGCTGAAGGTCTTTGGTGTTGGAATGCAACTCAAACAGACTATTCACATGAGGCCGCTTACCTTGCCACAAATCGCTTAGCTACTTATCGTCAAGTGGATGGAACAGATTACTTTTATGCTAAGCAAGATGGAGACTCTGACCAATCTATTCTAAGTGATACAGCCTATCTTGAAGAATTTCTAACTGACACTATTCAAGTTGGTTCCAATCTTCTAAAAGGTTCCGATGCCACAATAATTCAGCATATTGGGACAGACAGTGATTCATTACAGTTGAGTCATAATGGTGAGAGCAAAGTCGCTTGGCCGCAAGCAGATAAAGCTCTAGCTATCAATTCTGCTATCTCGTCCTACACAACGATCAACAGTCTCGATCTAGTTAATGAGACAGACTTCGCTGATGCTGGTTCCTGGACTCCAAATGGCTTGGTGCATGTCAAGACTGACTCTAAAACTCCTGATACCTATACCAATAATGTAGTAGGTGTCACCAGTGCTAATACAGTCAACATCTGTGACTGGGAAGTAACAAGCCCGTCTGAAGCTTCAAGGTACCCTACAACTGAGCCTGCAAGTCCAAAGGACTATGAGTTATGGGTTGATCCTGATGAGATGAATCTAAAAATCTATGTCCCAGATTCATTGACAGATGGAACTGTCTACAATAATACTTGGCAGCGAATCAGCTATAATTTTCCATCGTTCAAACCAATGAACAATGATGCATATAATGCTGGTTACAAGTTAGCTCTGTCACGAACTGCGGGAGACTTAAAAGATTACCCCTTAAACAATATCACTGTTAATGCTGTTACGCTAAACGGCTCAGCTAGTGCTCAGCTACACAGTGGGGCAGGTTTCACAGTCAACAACAAGATCGTTCTGACTGGTTTTGAAGATTCTGGAGCAGGTGGTAATTGTGCTGTTATTGATCTATCTGACAACAGTTATACCTCTATTGATCAAACTTCTTGGAACACCAGCAATGGTGTTGTTGGGTATGACGGTAAAACAATCTTTCTGGCAACAAATATTGGTGGCTGTCAATACTTTGAACCGAATCCAACTTCTAATAGTGATATAACAGGAGTTGATGCTAATGGAACAGCCAACAATGCGTGGATGGCTATTACCTGTGGGCCAACAGCAACAAATACAGTCTATGGTCTACTATATAATAGTTCAGCGAATGAGTCATATGTTGTAAGGCAAGGAACATACCCAAGTGCATCTGATACTAGTGCTTCCTATACATTAAACACTTCAACTGGACAGCTTTGGACTTCTCTATCGCTAACGTATACTGGAAACATTTATGGGTTACCGGCTACAGAGAACGGTTTTGTTCTAAAGATTGACACAACTGATGATTCAGTTGAAACAATCAACTGTGGAAACTGCCCTGCTGTGCGGCAAACCATTCTAGCACCTAATGGTCTCTTGTATGGTTTTCCTGATGATTTTTCGGCTAATGTTATTCGCTTCGACCCATCGACAGAAGAGATTACTCTTCTAGACGCGGTTGGAACAACTAATGAAACCCGTTACCAAGGATTCTGTGGCGCAGATGGAAAACTTTATATATTTCCAGATGACCTATCTTCTGGTGCTGAAACAATTATCTTTGATCCCGCCACAGACACTGCGTCAATTGTAGAGCTACCAAATGAAACAACAGAAGCCTATTTGACAATCCTTCCTGGTCCCCCTGGAGTGTTCTACCGATTAGACAACCAAGGGAAGTATATGCACATCATAAAATTCTATCATACTTTTTGCGAGTATGATGAGTACTGGAAATACACCCACTTTAACTCACGGTAAGCTATGAGCAGCATATTAGTTTTAAGTTCCCGTATGCAGGGCCTTCAATTAGAAGACACACTTGAGATTACATCTCCAGAGTGGACTCCTACTGCTGTGTATGAAACTGACACAACTCAGAATGGTACATATAATTCAGAGCCAGCTTATGAAGGTAGCGGCTATTGGATTTTCAAGTCTGATAAGTATTGGTGCAAGTCTACAGCTAAGACAAATAATTACTGGGAAGCCGATGTAGTCTCTCTTCAGCTTGGTGGACATGGAGGTAACTTAGGTGATGGAACTGTTTTCGATATTGTAACAACAGACGGCACACATAATTACTGTGACAGTATCCACTTCAATCAAACCGCTTCCTTTGATGATATTGACTGTGATGAATGTTACATCCTACCTTACTTAATTATTGACAGTACTACCAATACTCTTGAGTTCAACACGTTCGGAGATATTGCATCTAGTCTAACTGTTTTCGTTGGTAGAGATTGTAAAATTGCTTTCCCTTCTACAGGAAATCAAATTAAATCTGAATACGGTTTTCTAATTGGTGGAAACACGACCAACTACTCAGTGTCAATGAACTATGCAGATAATGATTTTGCAAGTGGAACAAGATTGGGTGTTGCAGGTAACTGCCAAACTCTTAATGCTATTGGACAAGCTAACTCTGTTTGTCAGCTTCAAGCGGATTACATTACACCTTCAAGTGGCACAAGCGTAAATGCCGATGAAGTTGTCTATGATAATAACTATGTTCGAACCGGTGTCGAACATGGTATCTCTTCTTTTATGTCAACTGCTGAAGGGCTCTTTCCTGCCAGCCCGAATACAGGTGATCTGTATTATGAAGAAGGTCGAAGAGCGTTACTTGTTTATGGTGGTGACCAATGGTTAGTACCAACTGAAGCTTTTCCTAAGTATGGTAGTGGTGACTGGGACTCTTTCAAATTAGCTTGGGGTAAAGTTCTGCCTAGATATGCTAGTGTTCAATTTGCTGAACCAAAGATAAGTGAACTCAGTGGGACCTACGGGTCTGCTTCTAGTATAAGGTGGCAATGTCATTTAACACTTTCAGATGGTAAAGTACTATCTCTTCCGCTTAATGAAACAGAAGCATTGCTAATTGACCCTGACGACGATTCAGTTTCCACTATAAATTTCTCCGGTAACCAAACAGTTAGAGCCGCTGCATTGTATGAGGATTGTGTTTATGCTTACAGTGAAACAGCTTCGGAAATAATAAAATTTGACCCCAGTGATAACTCCGTTGTACAATGTACTAGTAATATGAGTGGAACATATTACGGCGGGATTTTATTTAATGCTCATATTTACTTTACACAAGAGACGCCAACTCATGTAATTAAATTTGATCCAAATGATAATTCAACTGAGACTATAAACTATAGTGGTAATACTTTTTCACCTAACACAACTGTAAATATGTGCTTAGCAGCAGACAACTGTATGTACATATTGCCATACAGAACAAATGACTTCATTATAAAATTCGACCCAAGTGATGAGTCTTTTGAAGAAATTGATATTGACTTATCTTCTGTCAATACGGCGGATAAACATTGGGGTGGTTTTCTTAATGGGCCAGATGGAGTTATGTATATTACTCCTACAACTAGTGGCCATGAAGGTGCATATTATAATCCATTTACCGGGGAGTGGGGTGAATTAACTGGGAACACCGCTCCTACAAATGACGGATACGTTATGGGTGTATCTCATCCAAGCGGAAAATTACTATATGGTCCAGGCGGCGATAATGATGCTATTTTTATTATTGATCCAAATACTAAAGTAGGTGAAACAATTGTTAAGCCAGCTGGTCTTACGGCTGCTCAGCGGCAAATTCAACTGGCCGGTAATGGACATATATACGGAATACCAGCATGGCACGGCAACACTGACCCATTAACTATCTGGAAAATAGAACTTGGCGAACCAATGCCACTTGATTATAACTTTTCAACCTCTATCTATATAGACGCATAATGGAAAAATTAAACATAACCCAAATTAGGCACCCTTCTGTTTCCACAATGTCACAGACATGGTGGGATTGGCGTCGTTGCTATGAGGGTGGAGATGAATATGTTTCTTTCTACCTAAAGAAATTTACAGCAAGAGAGGAGCTTTCTGATTATAATACACGGAAAGATGTTACTCCTATTCCAGCCTTTGCTAAAGCTGCTGTGAATGACATTAGAAATTCCATTTTTCAGCGGATGTCTGACATAGTTCGAAAAGGTGGATCGAAGTCTTACAAGAAAGCTATTTTAGGTCAAGACGGAGGTGTAGACCTTAAAGGCACACCTATGAATGCCTTTATGGGTATTGACGTCTTAACAGAACTTCTTGTAATGGGTAAGGTAGGTGTTTATGTAGACATGCCTAAAATAGTGGGACCGACTCTGGCTGATACAGTCGGGGCTAGACCTTACTTGTACTCGTATAAACGTGAAGATATTCTGTCTTGGGAGGAATCAAGGCCAGGAGAACTCGGTCAATTTCGCGCAATCCTTCTACGAGACTACGCAACAGAATATAAAAGTGTATATAGAGGTCTCTCGTTGCCTTGTGATGGTTTTGAGAGGTTTAGGTTAGTTTGGAGAAGTGATGAAGACGACTTAATTTATTACCACTTCTACAACAAAGAAGGCGATCCAGTAGACGAAAAGGGAAATCCAGCTACTTTCGAACCTGTTCCACTTAACTTGCCAGAGATACCCTTCACTATTTTAGATATTGGAGACTCACTACTTACAGATGTGTATAAGCATCAAATAGCTCTTCTTAATCTTACTTCAAGCGATATTGCTTATGCTTTAAAGGCTAATTTTCCATTCTATGTTGAGCAAAGAGACTTTAATAGAATTGCCCCCAGCCATCTAAAGCCTAGTACAAATCCCGATAACCAAGGAATGGCAGGTGACCAACGAGCTAGTGATGCTGAGATCAAAGTAGGCGCTTCACATGGCAGAGCTTATGATATCAAGGCCCAAGCTCCAGAATTCATTCATCCTAGTTCTGAACCACTTAAAGCATCAATGCAGCTTCAGGAAAAGCTGGAAGATGAAATTCGAAAGCTAGTCAACTTAGCAGTAGCTAACAAAGTAGGCCACCGCGCTAAAAGTGCTGAGGCTATGAAACTTTCTGACCAGGGTCTTGAAGCTGGCTTATCTTATATTGGCTTGGTTCTTGAAGGTGCAGAGCAAAAAATTACAAAATACTGGGCTGCATACGAAAATGTTAATGTTTCTAAGCAAGAAATTGCCCTCGTCAAATATCCAGACCGATACTCTTTAAAAGATGATAAAGATCGAATTGACGAATCTGAAAAATTAGCAGAACTTGCATACACAATTCCTGGAGAGACTTCAAAACGAGAACTATACAAGATCATAGCTAATAAATTACTGGGTGGGAAAATTGATTTAGATCAATTGGAGAAAATATATGCGGAAATAGACAAAGCCGCGTACACAACGTCCGACCCACAAGTCATCATTCAAGCTGTTCAAGCTGGCCTCTGTGGGGAAAAGGTTGGGTCAATGGCTTTAGGGTTTGGAGAAAACGAGTATAAACAAGCGAGAAAGGACCACGCCGCAAGAATCGCAAGAATCCAAGAAGCTCAAATGTCTCCTGACGAAAAGAATCCTGCTGCCCGTGGTGTGCCTGATCTTGACCCTGACCCAGAATCAGGTAAAAAAGAGCGAGAGGCGGCAACTGAGACAACTATGAAAGAAACAACCCAACCTCCTGTAAGAGGAGAAGGAAAAGAAAAAAAAGGAGAAAATGACTAAAAAGAAAAAGAAAAAGTGGATTCAGGACGCCAATATCAAGAAGGGAGCCCTTACGGAGCAAGCGAAAAGAGCTGGCTTTACTAGTTGGGAAGCGTTTTGTGCTCAGCCTAACCTCTCACCTTTGGCGCAAAAGCGGTGTAACTTGGCAAAAACTTTTAAAAAGATGAAGTAGTATGTGGCAAGCAGAAACTAAACGACTTATTATCGACAAAGTATGGTTGGGAAGTGGCTCTACCAATAGTTTAACCGGAGTTACGATCAACACAAGTACCGGAATCACTTTGGTGGAGGGTATCACAATTAAAGCTGATGCCTCTAATAACGACGCTATGTTTATTTATTCAACCGCTAATCAGGGCGGTGGAGGAAACTATTCTCTTAGTGCTGGAGAAAAGGTTTTTCTTCCGATCTCCACCCCAAACACAATTAACGTAGCAGCGGAAGCAAATACAGTTAATTACTCATTCGTAGCGTGGTAAATACCACTAGTGGCCAAACTAAAGCTAGTATTTAGGAATTAGAGACTTGTACACGTATTATGGGACAGTAGACGAAGCAAATACCTATTTTGATAATAGGCTGTTTTCAACAACTTGGACAAGCGCCAATGCCACTGAACGCGAACAAGCTCTAATTGGTGCGACCCAAATCATCGATAGATTAAATTTTTCCGGGGAAAAAGCGGCAGTCTATGCTATTCTTTATGATAGCGATGGTGACTTGGTGGACCCGGCACCAACCAAAGCAGAAATTCGGGCCGCTTATCTTTCTCAGGAGCTAGAATTTCCTCGTGGGACGGACACAAACGTTCCAGATGATATAAAGATAGCTTGCTGGGAAGTAGCTTACGCACTTCTGGATGGTATCGATCCTGACATGGAAGCAGAGAACTTAGCAGTAATAGGACAAACAATCTCTTCCGTCAGAACAACTTACGACAGAAATAACGTAAGCATGGAACATATTGCCAATGGCGTACCTAGTGCCAAGGCATGGCGACTCTTGAGGCCTTTCTTACGGGATAGCCACTTGTTTAAAATGAGTCGTGTGACATAATCTAGGGTGTAAATTACTCAATGTAGAGGTAAAAATGCTTAAAGACGGCTATATTTATTTTATGTTTTTCGATAATGAAGGCAGTGTAGAAGGTGGTCAAGAAGGTGGCCAAGAGACTGAAGCTGGCTGGGATAAAGGAGAGTTAAGCGGACAGAGTCAAGAAGATAATGGCGGAGATTCAGTTAGTTCCAACTTTACACAAGATGATGTAAATAGGTTCCTGGCTGATGACCGCAGGAAGCATCAAGAAAGATACAAGAAGCTTGAAGCCTCCTATCAGAAGATGCTAAAAGAAGGTAATCTCCATAAAGAACAGCGTCATAAGATGCAACAGGAGCTAGAAGACCTTCAGAAGGCGTTCCGAACAAAAGAGCAACAAGCTGAGTACGAGAGAAAACAACAAGCTGAAAAGTACAAGAATGACCTTGCCCAAGCAACAGAATCTGCTGTCAAGTGGGAAGGAATGTATAAGAGTTCAGTGATCGATCGATCATTGCAGGACGCGGCTGTCTCCGCGGATGCTTTTAACCCGGGACAAATCATGTCTCTTCTTCGACCGATGACCAAAATGGTTGAACTTACCGATTCGGAAGGAATTCCGACTGGTGGAATGACGCCAAAGGTTGACTTTGAAGATATTGATGAAAAAACCGGGGAACGAATTACAACACTTAGAACCCCTGAAGAAGCTGTAAAACGGATGCGTGAGTTGCCTAATCTTTATGGTAATTTGTTCAAGAGCAACGTTGTTAGTGGTATCGGGACTGGTTCCGCCACCGGAGGCGCTGCTCCGGGTAAGGGTAGTATTGATGTATCACGATTGACACCTGAGCAATATAGGCGGCTTAGAAAAGAAGACCCAGCCTTGCTCGGCCTCCGAGGAAAAAAATAAGGAGCAAAAATGCTTAATTTTCGATTTTATGCTAACGACAATGATGCCTTGGTCCCTGAGATTTGGGCACAAGAAGGTCTAATCCAGTTAGAAGAGAACATGGTTATGTCTCGACTGGTTTACCGGGATTTTGAAATGGATGTTGCCAACTATGGTGATGTTGTAAATACTAGAGTTCCCGGTGATTTCAAGTTCTACCGTAAGGCTCAAAGCGATACGGTTACATCGCAAGATGCAAGCCTGACAAATGTTGCTGTTCCTCTTGACCAGCATATGTATGTCAACTTTATTATTAAGGACGAGGAAGCATCTAAGTCTTTCCAAGACCTTGTTGATGTCCATATCACTCCTGCTGCCAGGGCAATGGCTCGCGGAATTGATCGTGTTCTCATTGGTCAGACGCCTCAATTCCTTACCAACTATGCCGGAAAGCTTGAAACGATGAATAGCACGTTGGCTAAGGGTTACATGCTCGACGCCCGCGAAAAGCTTAACAACAACAACGTTCCAATGGAGAATCGCAATTTGGTTCTCTGCCCAAGTGCGGAAACGCACATGCTTAATACGGAACTCTTTACCGCAGCCAATCAACGTGGTGACGACGGTACGGCTCTTGAAGAAGCGATGCTCGGACGTGTTCTTGGCTTCAATACATACATGGACCAAAACACTGGTGATGTTAGCTTGGGTTCGGCCGACTATCAATCTGGCAATATTGATGCAGCGCAGGCCGCAGGTAACGGTTCTGTGAACTTTGCCATTAACACTGACGCTAACTATGAAGCAACCGCCGGAGAGTATATCTGGATTGCTGGTGAAGGCCACGCAATGACGCTCAACAGTGTTGCAACCGGTAACAGCACGACTGAAGGTATCACGGTAAGCCCGAACTTTGTTCATGGCTGTGATGCAAACGCTGTTTGCCGAATCTTTAAGAAGTGTGCAGTTCAGGGCGATTTCACTTCTGGTTACGATAAAGCCCTCACTTTCGATGGCTACAACAAACCGCCACAAGCTGGGCAAATTGTTTCATTTGGTACTGGTTCTAGTCGCCATACATACACGATTATTCAGACATATGTGAATTCTTCTAATGCAAGCGCTTACGATGTCTGGCTTGATCGTCCGCTTTCGGCAAATGTTTCTGATAATGACGATGCCTTTATGGGCCCATCTGGTGGTCACAACCTTGCATTCCATCCGCATGCTATGGCTCTTGTTTGTCGTCCACTAGCACTTCCTGGAAACGCACTTGGTGTGCAATCCGGCTTGGCCGCTTACAACGATCTCGCGATGCGTGCAACGATGCAGTACGACATTAGCTATCAGGGTACTCGGGTTACGCTCGACCTGCTTGCCGGTGTCAAGGTTCTTAATACAAGCCTTGGCTGTATTCTCTGGAGCTAAACACTCCTAAAAACTGAAACCCAAAAGCCCGCCCATACGGGCGGGCTTTATTTTTTAGGAGGTAGCATGAATTGGGATGGTACTACTTGGCTACAAATTTTCCAGGGATTAGGACCGGTCTTAGGTCTTTTGCTATTTTTCATTTGGCGTGATTGGCGTAGAGAAGATTTATTATCACAAAAACTAGAAAAAATGGAAGACTATCAAAGAGAGACGCTAGCAGCTTTAGTTGAGAGAACAACTGACGTTCTTGCGCAAAATACACAACAACTAAAGTTCACTAATCAGCTTTTTGATCAGATCGTAAAAGGAAAATTAAGTGAATAGAAATCTCCAAAGAACATATCGACAAGTTCTTTATAGCTTGAAAAAGCAATATGGAGATACAATAACAGTGTGCCAAAATATAACTGCAAGCACCAACTACATAACAGGCGCGAAAAGTTATACTTGCTCTAGAACAAAAATAAACAAAGCTATTCTTCTTCCTACAAATATTGGCAGGAAGACTGACTACAAACTACCTATGATGTCAGCTAATAAAATGTTTATTTTTGGTGCAACTTTTGACGTGGGCTCTAAAATAATTGTGATTGATATTAGAGATGTGCCCACATACTTTGAGCTGTCAATGGATGATTGGATTCTCATTGAGAATGAGCGATATGAAATTACCGGAGTCGAAGAGCTTGAATATCACGCTGGTTGGGTTTTAGGGTTGAAAAGAATAATTGGCGCGTCTGCTGATTTAGAAGTAGCTTTAAGTACATCTGATTCAATGTCTATTAGTGGCGACGGGTCAGAAAACAAAGAGGCAGAAAGAACTATTACTAGTTCTATCGTTCTCTCTGATTCTGAGTCCGAAAATAAAGAGGCTGAAAGAACTGTCACTAGTTCTCTTGGTATCTCTGACGCTAACTCTTATGAGAAAATATAATGTCAAGTGTTTCCGCGAATTTAGTTAAATGGGTAAGGGCGTCGCTAATTAAATATTTTACTGATATTGCTAACGCCAACTCAATTCCAATGTTTGTTGAAGCAGTGGACGAGCGTAAAGATGCCACCATGCAGGCAAATCATTCGGAGCTAAGAATTCAAGGACCATATATACGTCAAACAAGCAAAGGGACGTGGAAATTAACTGTAATCGTTAATATTTTGTTGACCGACTTTATGGAAATGAATGGGGATGCATATACATTGAACGAATGGGGCGGCTTGTTTATGAATGCAATGGACACCCCAATAAATATTTATAAGTATGGTGATGATGGGAGTTTTATTGATTGTCTTAGGGTCAAGTTAGATCGGAACAATGAGATAAAATTCTTTGATTTTGGAACAGCACTAAATGAAACGCGTGTGCATCAAGCTGAGATTGATGCCACTTTTGAGATGACAACAACACTAGGAGAATAAAATGGCAGCTATTGAACTGCGAGATACCACTATCTATTTTCGAGATGGTACAACTGGTAATGCTGTAATTGAGACAGCAGCACCGGATGCCAACGATACTACGGTCAATATTAACACAGTAAACATCCCAGAAGCAACAACAACTAATTTGGTTCCTGTCGGTGCTCGGTTTACTGTCAACACGGCAAACAACTCAACCACGTATACAGTTACTGGTCGTGATCCCGCTTCGACTGGCCCTACTACTTGTATTACATTCACGCCCGCTTGGACGGCTAATGCACCGGCCACGGATGACGTGATTACCTTTACCTCGCAGCAAGTTGAAGTTAAGGTTGGCGAAGGAAACCTAACTTGGACTGAAGCTAAAGAATACGAGTATGTTCTCGACCGAGGAAACTTGGACACTGTTCGAGAAGGTGACGAGCAGCCTGTTGAAATTTCTCTAGACTTCATGTTTGAACATGTCACGGCTGGAACAGGTGAAGATATCACCGTCGGTGATGCTTTGCGAAAAACTGGTAATGCGTCTGAATGGATCACGTCCTCAGAGGACACATGTGAACCATACGCTGTTGACTTAGTTGTTTACCGTTGCCAGTCTTGCGGAACAACTGAGGACGATGTATTTATGTTCAACGATTTCCGATGGGAATCGCTTGAGTATAATGTTGGCGACGCAACTATTTCCGTATCTGGTCGCTGTAACATTAGCACAGTTAATGCCACACGAAGTGACGCTGACGAGTGCTCGTAAACTTAATAACCGTGCCCTCTAACAGAGGGCACATTTCTTCTTATTTTAAAAGGAACAGAGTAGAATGCGTATCAATGGTATCGAAGTTAATGGACCTAATGAGGAAATTCTTGTTCTTCCTCGAAAGGATCAAAACATTGTCTTTCGGGCAACAGCCCTAAAATCTTTCGATGAATTCGACGCTTTGGTGCCCCTACCTAAGGCACCTGGTTATAGAACGAAAGATGGTTTTAAGGAGAATGAAAACGATCCAACTTATCGCCAAGCAAAAGAACAGTATGACCAAAAACGTTTTGCTTACTTGGTTGTTGTCTCGTTGGAGCCGAGCGAGATTGAATGGTCTGAAGTGGATATCAACAATCCGCGAACTTGGATGAAATGGCAAGATGAATTTAAGGAGGCTGGGTTCAGTGAATTTGAACTCGGACGTATCCAGCAACTTGTACTGCAAGCTAATGCCCTCGACGAAACAAAACTTGAGGAGGCGCGAAAAAGTTTTTTGCTTGGGGAGGAGCAGGCGCTGCAAGAAAATACTTATTCCCAAAGTTCAGAACAGGAGAGTACGCCATCTGGCGCGCCTGCGAACGACTAGGAATAAAACCCCCAGGAGTAAAAGATTCCTGGGACTCATGCCCTGTTCATATACAGGCAAAAATTTTAGCTTTTGACCAAGTAAGAGTACACGATGAAAGTGACGTGCCTACTGGAAGCGCCAAAACTGGACGCAAACAGGTATAAGAAAGAGCTTGCCAAATATATGACAGCAAAGCTCAAAGAGGCTATTCGAGCTTGGCTAAAAGCTTCTATTGAAGTTGTTCCAACTTGGTCTGGTGCTTCCAGAGCTACTTTTGAAAAACTTGCCAGATTAGGAGATATGGTTATTGAATATGGCCCGCAAAAATCTTACAAGAATAGAAAACCTCTAGGTAGAAAAGAAAGTTCGGCCAAAGTATCAATAAACGAAAGTTCTGGCAAGTTTTATTTTGAATGGGGTACAAGTTTACAGTATTTCATCATAAATAATTTTGGAGCTCAGCAATATATCCCAAGAGAACAGGCTCCGGCTAATAATAATATTATTAGTCCAAAAGGCTTGAAAAATCCAGGGCCATACCGAATCGAAGATAGAGGTAAAAAAGCAGTGGAAGAACTAAAAATCACTTTACCAAATCCATCGATAGCTATGACCGCTAGACGGATAAAGGTCTAATTATGGATTTTTCACAAAAATTCAATTTTGATGCTTCTCAAGCTATCGCAACTATCAATAAGCTAAATAAGTCTTTAAAAAGTTGCGCTGTTGCTCTCGATAAGCTAGCTGCTTCTGCCAAAAGAGTTAATGCCGCGCTTCAAAGTGGTGCTCTTGCTTCTTATGCTGCTAATGCCAATAAAGCAAGCCAAGCTACAAAATCAATCGGAAGTAATTCTGCTAGAGCAGAACAATCTGTAAGCAGATTAAAAACCCGTGTCGATACGGCACATAAAAGTCTTGGCCATATGCACGGTTCAGCAGGAAAAGCTTCAAAAGGCATATCAGCCTTAGGCAAGGCCGCAACACTTGTTGGTGGTATACTAGTTGGACAATTAGCTTTCCGAGCTGTAAGTGCTGTTATATCTGCTTTTCGAGAAGCTTTTACATCCGCCGTCGAACTAGGAAACGCCTTGGCCGAAGTTCAAACTATCGGGCAAAATATGCTTGGAAGCTATGATGCATTAACCTCAAAAGTCATAGAATTATCTAATGCGTTTGGAAAATCAGCACAGGTCACTGCTGAAGGTCTATATCAAACACTATCTAACCAAGTAGTCGAAGCAGGCGAATCTTTTGAATTTCTAGCCACTGCGCAAGGTCTAGCCACTGTTACAGCCTCCTCAACAGGTGATGCTGTAAATGCTCTTTCATCAGTATTAAATGTTTATGGCCAAGAAGCTGGAACAGCATATGAGATCTCTAGCAAACTGGCCAAAACTGTTGAACTCGGTCGATTACGTCTTGGCGAAATGGCTAATAGCCTTGGTAAAGTCTATCCATTGGCCCATGCTTTAGGTATCTCTTTTGAAGAGGTGATGGCCGCTCTCGCTACAATGACGAGACAAGGTACAAAAGCCAACGTTTCAATAACTCAGCTACGCGGTGTCTTCTTGAAATTGGTAAAACCATCTGAAGAGATGGAAGCAATCTTTCGCAAATGGGGCGTTGAAACTGGTCAGCAGGCTATTGAAACTTTTGGTGGTCTTGGTGGTGTCATCCAAAAGCTTACCGAAGAAACGGGCGGTTCGTCGGTCGAGATGGCAAAATTGTTCACCCGAGTCCGTTCTATGGCGGGTGCTCTTGCCATCAACACAAAAGAAGGACGAATGTATGCAGAAACTCTTAAAGCTATCAGGGACGAAGCTGATTTCTTAAATGAAGCATTAGATAAAATGTCTCAATCTCCAGCGAGACAATTATCTTTGGCTTACAATGAAATGAAAAACTCTATGATAGCCCTGGCTAAAGAGTTTATTCCATTTGTAACCGCTTTAGTAAAAGGTTTCACTAGTGTTGTTGAAGTCATCAACAACATGATATCGGCCCTTGAAAAGGGGTACGGCTATTTTCAAAAAATTAAACGGGAAGCGTCCGAAATGTCCGTAGACGCTTTGTCTGCGACAATAGAAAATACCAAGGGCGCAATAGAATCTCTTTCTACTTCTTGGAGTAGCTTCGTAGATTCGGTTCCACTAGTAGAAAAAGCTTTAAATGTTGTATCTGGAACATTTGAAGCAGTTTGGGTCACAATGAAAGCTGGCGTTATGTCTGTATATAATGCCTTTGTATCCCTACACGATTATTTAATGCAGTTCAAGTCGGCAGCATTCGTCATAAAAACTGTTGCAACTGCTATGAATATTCTTTTGACTGGAAGTAAGAGAGTGGTTCTAGCCATAGCTGGAATAGCTCATGGTATATACACAATTCTAAAACCGGCGTTAGAATTTGTTGCTGATTATTTATGGGCGATTGCGCCAGGAATTAAAATAGTGGTGGAGATTGTCCGCTTTTTTGAGAAAGCTTCTTCAGATGCAGCTAGTAGCTTAACTGGATTCAATGCTGAATTGCAGCAATTCCAAAGAACTCAGGAGGAAATAACGAGAGCAAGACAATGGAAACAATATTGGGCTTCATTTAAATCAGAAACAGAGTCTAGTTTACAAATAATTGCGGCTTGGTCAAGAGCATGGGATGCTGCGCCGGACAGTGTCGGCAGAGCAATCAATGAAATTGTAATAGAAGTAGAAAGTCTTGAAGGCTCTGTTTCAGGTGAAGCTAAATCAATGCAGGAAGCTTTAACTGAAGCTTTTGAAAGGCCGAAGACAGCGTTGGAAAAACTTAATGGTATGATGCAAAAAGGCAAGGATGCCATGGTAGAATATCAAAGGTCTCTTGAACTTTCAAAATTAGATGGGTGGCGAAAAACACAATTAGAGGCAAGCTACGCCTTAAAGGATTTCAATGATGCTGTTGATGAATTTAATTCGAATCCACCAGACTCTAAAGCGGCTGAAGAGGCGTATTCAAAAGGTATTTCAAGTTTTAAAAAATTAACCCGTGAAACAATAAAACTTCAAGACCAAGGAAAAACCAACTTGGCAAAAAGTTTTCAATCGCAAGCTGTTAGACTTCATGGAGAGTTGCAAAATTCTGCCAAAGTATTTGAAACTTCCGCGCAAAACACACAGAAAACTTTAAACAGTGTTGCCGGTAAAATGGCGACATTAGACTATAAAAAGCTTATAGCTGCGGCGGATGCAGTGAAAAAGAACTCCATCGAAGCTATTCAAGAGCTTGGGGATATGTCAAAAACTCAACGTGATGCCGCGATAGAGAGCATTACAAGGGAGTTAGACGATGTTATACGTCAAATAGATAGTATATCCCAAAAAGAGTGGGAGCTGCTATTTAAAGTGAATCCAGACTTAGTGTACGCTGCTCTAAATAAGAGAGACTACCTAATAGAAGTAAGAACATTCTTGGAAGAACAAGCTGGGAAAAAAATAGATGCGAGCATAAAAAAGCAAATCGGAGATGCCTATAGATTAATAGTTGAAATGGAGGGTGAAAAAGCTGGACAGGATTTCATAGCTTTTATTAGAAAATTAGAGTCTCAAGGAATTATCACCAGTGAACTAGACCTTAGTGCGGATTCACTAAGAGCCGCGTTTACGGAATATAATAACTTCCAGAAAAAAATCGCTGAAAATAAGCAATTAACACAATCTCTTGAGACACAATTCAAAGAGGTCCGTAGCAAATGGAATGAAACTCTTGCTGGGTTGAATAATTTGCCCGCCATTAAATTAAATGTAGATTATGGCAACTTTGACCAAATAGCCATAAAAGGAAAAGAGAACATAGATCAACTTATGGCTATGGCTCAAGAGGCATCAATGCGGATTCAAGCTTCTCTTAGAAGCGGAGAGCCAATAAAACTATTTGATCTTAAAGTCTTAGAAAAATCTGTGACTCATTTAAGGTTAAGTGGGCAGCTAACAAGCGAGGAATATGAAAAACTTAAAGCTGTAACTACACAAGCTAATCTGCTAGCAGGTGCGCAGAATAATTATAACGGCTCCGTGCAAGCTGGTTTGCATTTACAACAACAACAACAAGACAAAATTCAAGGTTTAACTACTGGAACGCAACAAGCTACTACTACAACTACTGCGCTGAATAGTGGCTTCACTCAAGTTAGTACTAGTCTCGATGGTGTGAATAGTAAAATAGGAGTACTACCCGGTAAAGTAGACCAAGTGAATAGTCGGTTGAATACAACAGCAACGACAAATATAAGTCAGCCACTTGACAATTTTTCCAACGCCACGACAAACACAAAAACACAACTCGGCAATTTAAAATCCGGTCTACAAACTGTAAATCAGACAAATATTTCTCAGCCACTAGTAAACTTTGCAACTCAGTCAAGAGCAGCTATTGGTAGTGTGTCTATTGTTATGTCTGAATTAAATAGCCAGATCACTGCAATAGTTTCTGGTCCTTTAGCTGGTTTGGTTCAAGGAATAGCATCTATAAATCCAACTGGGATTGTTACTTTCACACAAGCGGCAATTCAATTAAGCACACTTCTGCCTGTTGTTGCCGAAAGCTTGTACTCAATGTCAGAAACTTCAGGGTTACTGGCAGATAACTTTCAACGGGTTGGAGAATTTCAACCACCAGATTTATCTAATTTAAGTGAACAAATTAGTCAAATAGCTACAAAAATAGGAGAAGCATCCACTGCTTTAATAGATCGCTTCATCCCTAATATAAATAAAGTTCCGCCAGAAGTTAAAAAAATAGGGGATGCTTTCAACCCAGTTAAGGATAAAATAACTGAAACTGCAACATCACTCGCTAGTAATTTCTCAAAGGCAATAAGCTCGGTTTTAAGAAATTTTGGGACCATGATGGGTGCAATAGGATCAGTCGCAAGAGCAATTGGCTCTTGGCCGAGAGCTGTGGCCACTATTTATCCTGCTATTCGAACAGCTATTGGCTTAATGAAGCAATTAAAAGGGGCCGCTGAAGAAGCTTTGCTGGCAGCACAACAGGCATCAGCCGCATCTAAAGCTAGATATGGTAAATATTTCGCGGCGGGCGGCTCTAATCGTGGACAAGACACGATACCTGCTCAGCTATCAAAGGGTGAATTTGTAGTAAATGCCGATGCCACTAGAAAGTTTTATTCCGAATTGGTCGCCATGAATTCTGGTGCCAAACCTTCTTACCACAGTGAAGGTGGAAACACAACAATCGGTGACATACACGTACATGTAAATCAACAAGAAACTGAAAGACAAACGGTGCGAAGTATCGCGTCAGAACTAAAACGAGAAATTAGAAGAGGTACAATTAAACTATGAAGACAAACGTAAAAGGTTTTTTCACCGTAGAACATTACAACAAAAACGGTGAGCAGATTGGGACGTATGAATTTCCGAACGGTATCGTTGACGAGGGTATGGAATATCTTCTTGATGCCGGTTTTAACGGAAGTTCGCAAACATCTACATGGTATATGGGCCTTGTGGACAACTCTGGTTGGACCGAGTTTAGTAACGACGACACGATGTCAAGCCACTCTGGTTGGAGTGAATGTAATGTTTATACTGAATCTGGTAGACCTGAATGGGATGCTGGATCGGCTGCTTCTCGACAAGTAACAAATGCTAACACTACCAATTTTAGTATTAACGACACGGCCACATTGAAAGGTATCTTCGTTTGTACCAATAACACAAAGGATGGTACTTCAGGAACGCTCTGGTCAACCGCAGCTTTCTCAAGCACAGTTTCAACATCTAATGGTGACACAATCAAGGTGACATATACTGTCTCTGGTTAATATTCCTCTGTCCCTGACTAAGTGTGGAGAGGAGCTTCACACTTAGTCTTCTTATTAAGGTTATATCATGTCATTACTCTGGACTGATGGTTTTGATCTATATGGAGCCACCGATGCTGCTATTGGAGACTCATTGTCGGCTAGGGGTTACTCTGTTGGAAACCTTCTCATGGATGATGATACAGGTAGATTATCTGGAAACTCGCTTAAAATCACAACTGCATATGAGCCAATTACTTCTCCAGCGCTAGATACAACCAACGACACGCTAATTTGCGGAATAGCTTTCAAAACAGACGATATTTCCCCTATGGCAAATGATGATGGTGCTATTATAGCTTTTAATAATGGAAGCGATATTATAGGCCTAGAAGTCACACCCAATAGTAATCTTACAATCAATGTTGGTGGTTCAACTCTTGATACAAGCAGCAATACTTTTTTGGCCGATACCTGGTACTTTATAGAATGGAAGTTTACAGTCGGGGCTAATGAAGCCTACACAGTAAAGGTGAACGGGGATGTCTGGATTAGCGGGAACGGCGACACACAAGATGGAAGTGCTACTTATTACAATCAGTTCAAACTTAGAAACGTGGGTGGTTACAGTACGCCGGATTTTTGGTTTGATGATCTGTATATAATGGACGCAACCGGTAATGTTAATAATGACTTTATTGGCGATGCCAAGATTATAACAATCCAACCAGACGGAGATGACTCCTGCAATTTTGCAACTTTGAGTACGGGTAATGATCACTATGCTTTGGTCGATGACGCCCCATTTGATGGTGATTCAACTTATGTAGAAGACAGTACTTCTGGTAATCGTGACTTATTTACTTATGATAATACATCTGATGCAAACACTATTCGTGGATTGAGTATAATAACAGCTGCTAAAAAAACAGATACAAACTCTATTGATATTAGGACAGTGGTAGATTCAAATGGGACAGTGGAGACAGGTGCAAATTATACTCTTGGGGCAGTCTATAATTCAGGCCTGGAAATTCTAGAAGAGGACCCAGATACATCTAGCGCTTGGACTCAGTCAGGTGTTAATTCTGCTAAATTTGGGTTTGAAATAGTATGAGTAATGCTCGCGTTTCTCAACAGTATATTGAAATTTTAGCACAGAATCCTAGTAAGGCTAGGGTTAGCCAGCAATATATTGAGCTACTTACAGCTAATTCAAGTGGCACCGATATTGAGAAAACTGTAAACTCTACTCTTAATCTTTCAGACTCATATCTCTTTGAATATGAGACAAGTGTAACTGATAGTCTTAATATATCAGATAGTAACACTGTTGAAAAAATCAACCCTGCTAGTAGTTCTATAAATCTTTCACAAGGGTTGAATTTTGAACTTGAGACTTCAATTACTGATACGTTAGGTATTGCGGATGCGACACAAAAAGATGTCCCGTTCAATTACCACTCTATCTCTTCTCTTGAATTGAGTACAAATGTATCACACCAAAAAGAAAGAAGTTTCTCAGCGTCAAGCACAATAAATTTAACAGATTCTATTGTGGCTTTGTATGAATTCAACATATCCAGTACGATCAATATAGGTCAATCTGCTGTAGTAGAACAAGTTCGTGGCGGGATTCCAATGGGAAGCGTCATGACTTTGACGGATCAAGCTCTTTTTGATCTTGGAACAAAAAGATTTCCAGGGACTGATTTAAATTTAACTGATAATGTTGAAATTCGTTACCCTTATAGAGGAACAGTTGGCCACTATATTCGTTTCGACTCTGATGTTTTTGTACAACACGCAGTTCAAAATTATTCAGTAGAAACTGAATTAGACCTACGCTCTGGAACTCCAATTGAGCCTAGTTTCACTGACACTCTTAATCTTACTGACGAGGCAGTTAGACGCTGGTGGCCAATAACAAATTTAGGTCTAACGCATAACGTCATAGGAGCTAAGGCGAAGAATGCGTCTAATGAATTAGGGTTGCAGCAGACAATTTCAGCTAATTTTACTTTCAATAGAAGCCTAACTTCAGAAATTGAAAATTTAAGTGCCTTAACATTTTACACACCAAATAAGTCTTGCGTTCTAAGAGAATACAACCCTTTCTGTGGTGAGGACGCAACCAATCCTTTTAGATTAACTATTAAGCCACTACAGAGAGATGCTAGTAGCAACCGTGTAGTTCTAGCTTGGCCGAATATTGAATACCCTCTAAATCAAATAGTTCTTCGGGCGCCAGAAATAGATGATATTTCTAGATATACTTGTACTAGGTCATATAAGGAGACAAGAGGTGGGTCTATTTCTGTCTACGCTAATGAAATATGGCCAAAGATTCAAACTCTTGTTGTGACTTTTATTGGTCTTTCAGCTACTGAAGCTGACGCCTTTCAAGATTTTGTCTATGAAACAATGGGCAAAGAAATAAATTTAGGTGACTGGAACGGATACATCTGGAGAGGGTTGATAACTAACCCTGAAGAACCAGTAATAGAAGACGGTAGAAGGGGATATACGGTCTCATTTCAATTTGAAGGAGAAAAGAGAGGTGACTCTGCCTCTGTTCAATCCGTAGCATTAACTGAATCAACTGATTACGAAATAGCAAAGTGGATTCTAGACACTGTAAATATAACAGATGAAGTAACAGTCACACGAGACTTGGCTAGGTCTGCAATCTCATATGTCACAATTATATCAGATAGATACGATTTGACGCTTGATGAAGAAAGTAGTTCAACTGTTAATTTGTCAGAAGAAATTGAAGTATTAAGAGTAAGATTAGTCGACAATGACGCCAATATAACAGATGAAGTAAGCACAATTATAGATCATGGCCGTTCAATAAATCAAGATTTGAACATGGCCAGTGATCCTAGTACTATAATTGACCGCGGCCCAGAATCTACCTCTACAGCAAATATACTCGATGAAACAAATATAACACTAGATGCAGTTAGAAGCGTCTCTGATACTATTGACTTATCTGATGAAGTCACATCCTTGCTGCATCCGATGCTAATCGAACAACTAGGTATAGAACAAGAACTAATTCTAACGGTATATCAAATACCGACATAAATTATGGTAAGACTAGTAGCACCTTTTCTTCTGCCTAAAACAACTATTTTGCTTCCTAATCCACGATTTAGTGATTCTAAACGTCTTAGGGCAGAGATGCAATCTTTCCGTTCTCTAGATGGTACGCTCTATACTTTTGTTAAAAAGAAAGATAAGAAAAAACTTTATCTTTGGGATTTTCATTTAACTAGAAATAAAAGTATGGAGTTGTTAGAATTTTATAGGCACTATTCAACAGGAAAAATAAAAGCTTATTGGGGTGATCTCGAAATTATAGGGTACTTGAGAAACAACCCGTTTGAATTTTCTACAATAGGCGCCGCACATGGTTCTCCAGGAAATGAATATGTGCAAGCTACAGTTGAGATAGAGGAAATATAATGCGAAATGTAACAGACACAATGAATAGGTATCTGCACTCCAAACAAAGTTCAGAACCAGTCATAGTTATTGGAGTATTCCTGGCCGGTAGAGAAGTCCTATTCGCCGACAAAAATATTCCTGGTGTTAGGCCCAATATTTTATCGGTTAGTGGTCTAAGTGATTACACTAAAACAGTTGGGTCTGGAAGTGCAAAATCTCTCACTGTAACATTCGATGATGCCTCAGAGGAATTTAAGCATCACCTAGACAATACAAACTTTTATTTATGTAAGTGCAATGTATATCAATGTTTTAGTAAAGTTTCAGTAAACGATAAATTTTTAATCTTCTCTGGAAACTTGTCGGCTCCTATTGAGTACGATACAACACAGAAAACTTTGACCGTCCAGATTATGACGGACGTCAAAAAAGAGCCTGTTGGATTTACAACAGATGAAGGATATTTTGGGGACTTGACAGGTAATCAATCCGGCCAATTTTGGCCAATGATGTTTGGAAGTGTATGTCGAGAAAAAACAATCGCCCTACGTTGTCCATTATATGGTGTACTAGAAACTAAGGCAACAATACCTGACCCTTCTCTGTATAGAAGACTAGAGCAAGCTAAAAATCTCTTATGTCCTAAAACGCTAGTGGCTGAAAGTGTTGTCACAAAAAAAGTAGAGGCCTTACCAGAGGTCCCGGACGAATCTGTATACATTTCTCCATCTTGGGGTGCTTTGACAAGTAACACGGACTCAGTTGCTATGTATTCCCCAAACCCAACTTGTGTTGAGAAAAGATACAAGGAAATCTGTTCCATTATGACAGATATAGCGGAACAAGAAGAAAATCTCACCGACACATTAACTGTATACAATGGCATAAAATTCACACAAAGATCGGTATTATCTTTTAGAATCCGGGATGCTATTTTTAATGGCTGGTTTTCAGGAAACACATTCCATATAACAAATAGAATTCACCCCAAAACTGAACTTCTTACTAGTGATCCCATATATAGTTTTGCAGGAGAGGCTTTAGTATACAAAGGTGTGCAAGGTTTAGATGCGGGTAATAGTGCTTTGCCAGTTTCTTCAACGGTATGTTCATGCAATCTTTCCGCAACCTTACCAGGAGACTATAATTGCGAAGATAAGACCAGCGATATTTCTGCCACATATGGGTTTGGCGGAGGTTCAGAAGACTCATGGAGATACTTTTACTCGATGAACAGAGGGTCTGAATTCGTGGCCGACCCAGGTGAATTTGTTTTATCTACGACCAAAAGTGATTTAATATACATAGTGAGTATCGTTCCTGGTACGGTGGACGCCGTGTTGGCTTATAAACACTATAATGCTGCTAATACAGATAAGTTAGTAGAAGTTCCAGAAAGTTACTATGAAATACAAGAAACCGATTATGGAGCTTTCACTGCTGTTGAAATCAAAATGCCTCGAAAGCTAAGCGAAATAAGTCAGATTTGGAAAGACGATATATTTGTATCTTTTACTTCAGATATTGGTCCACATGCTATAGATGTTATAGAGTGGTTGGTTGAAAACTTCTCAAGCTACGAAATCGACGAAGACTCATTCTCTTTTGTGCGTCCTTACTTAGATAACTATCCAGTAAACTTTGCGTTGCAGTCTCAAAAAGATCTGTGGACCCTCCTCAGCGATATAGCCTATCAAGTTAGGTGTGAAATAATGCTCAAAGGGAATAAACTATACATAACTTATCTCCCTCTAAAACCTAACCCAGTGGTGACAATAGACTCTAGCAAGGTTAAAACAGACTCTTTAATTATTGGCTTAATAGATACCAATGATTTGATAACAGATTATACTGTCAATTGGGCATATGAAGATGCCTCATTTGATTTGGCATCAAACTACGTTACTGGAACGGACCGTCCTACGTATAATCCAGCATCTGGAACCCAGTTAAATTTCACGTTAAAACATAATTTATCGACGTATGGGCCATATCCGGAGTCTTTTGATTACTATGTATTAAATGATTTTCAATCATGCTTAAAAACATCTACTTTTTGGTTAATCCGAAAAGCAAATGTTTATAAGACATTAAAATTCAAAGGTCCGATTGAATTCCTACTACTTGAACATGGAGACAGTGTTCTTGTAAACTTGAAGGATTTTAGCGAAGACGAAATCATCTGCATCGTTGAAAACACAGTATTTGACTATGAAAATAATGAAGTAGAAGTGGAGTTAAGGACCCCGGTAAAAGAAGGCGAATCATCTGAATATTATTGGTACTGGCCATCAAACAAACCAGCTAAGGCAAGATTCCCATTAGAAGGGGAAGATGCTGGCTCAACAATAGATATTAGTGTTCCAGAAACACATATTTTCTACGACTCTGGGTCATCTTTCATACTTTCTCACGGCGATCCATATCCATCAGATATAGGCGACGCCTACCCTGAAATAACTTGCTATTATGCTGGATCAACCTATGCCACGCCGATAAATTATGCAAGCATAGTGGCATCATTTGCTACTGAGTCTTTTGTCAATAGTATGAAACCAAATATCCCTAATTTATATGCCTACAAGCAGCTAATTCAGAATAAACCTAATTCTCCTGGTGTTGGAGTTCCAATAGATAACTTACCTTGTACTTTTGACGTAAGAGTTAATTATATTGTACCGTCACAAGTTGCAAAACCGGGTCAAGCCTGTAAGACAACAGGAACTGGGATGCCCTGTGAAGGTACTGAGTATTCATTTTGCCATAAGTTTATGAACTTAAAAGGTGCTGAATATTTTATAACTAAAAGAAAACAAGAAATAGATAACTTGAAATTGGACGGCGGTCGCTATGAGATAGGCGTATTTCAACCTGTAGCAATTGATGCTTCTCCAACTATTCTAAATAATCGAGACGGGGTGGACTGTAGTGATCCTGATTCAACCGAAGCTTATTATTTTTATGAAGCAACAAAGGCCTTATTGATATGAATTGTACTAAACGACAAAAAATCACAAAACATACAAAGGGTGAAATCTACACTTTTTTTAAATGTACAAACTGTTTATGTGATAATTACAGAAAAGAAGTGACCGAAGACGACTGCTCGAACTGCCCATTAAAACAAATGAGACGGGAAACAAATTGTAGGCGTCAAAAACCTTGTTCAGTCAAAATGGAGCAAGGCCTTCTTGTTTATGGTGGTCCTTGTCCAGAAGGCTTTCAGGAGACTGAAAAAGGTTTCAAAAATATTTGGCCTGAATGCCCTCAAGCTTTTACTAATAACACCATAAGAAGAGACGGTGTTTTCGCTCCTATAGTTTTCTGCGGCGAAAAAAATAAGCAAGTCACATATGAAGAGTGCGCGAAATGTTTTAAGCAACTGGAAAAAATCAATAATGAAGCTGCTGACAAAGAAATAAAAAAAGAAGAAGTCCTGGAAAAAATTAGGGACGAGCAATCAAAAGAGTTAGAGAAGAAAACTAACGAACTCAGAGAAAAGCTCAAACAAGAAAATGAGAAGGTTCCAGAATCTTTTCCATCTCTGGATTCACAGGTTAAAAATTATTCGAAAGCCTTATATAAGTGGGTGACAGGCGGAATGGACTCTCGACCAAAAGAAGAAGTGGAAAGAATTTTTGATATATGTAAATCCTGTGAATTCTTTAAAGACGGGCGATGCCTAGTTTGTGGTTGTCGGCTGGCAAACAAAGGTGTGGCTGTTACGAATAAAATAAAAATGGCCACCGAACACTGCCCCAAAGGAAAGTGGTAATGAGACCTCTATCTTCTGATTTCGAACGATACATAAGTAAAAAGCAAGCCTTAGATGTAAGTTATGCTTTTGATATTCACTGGGACGATGGGGTGACTTCATACAGCGACTCGGATTTTGTGTCAGAAATTAGGGTGGATTGGGTTGAAAATGATATCATACCGGGTGGAAGTTTCTCTTGTGATATTTCATTGAACCTTGAACCAGATTTTTTCCGAGACAGAAAGATTATCGGCGCAAGAGTTGACTTGTATCTAAAAGTTAAAGATCAGAGAGAATTTATTGGCACTGGAAAAATATCGTCACCAATTGAGTATAGAAACAAGGTTCTAAATTTCACTGTTTTCTCACAGTATGATGACCACATAATTGACCCCTCTGCTGTTGATATTTTTCCTGAAATAAAGAATTCCAAACTTGATAAATTTTGGCCATTGATATTCGGCACAGTAAGTGGCAGCCCCTGTGTTAAATTAAGTAGTTCAATAATAGGCATATTGGAATCTGACGAAGCTATAGCTGATTATACTTTAGAACCGAGAATGGAGCAGGTTAAAGAAATTGCCTGTCCCTATGTTCAAACACGCGCCTATGGAGAAGGAACAATGGCTTCTTTAGACGTAGCGTGTTTAGAGGCCAGAGAAAATGAATACTGTAAGCTTGAATACTCTTTACAAGAGCAAAAAAGTCAAGAGCATAAAAGTTTTGAAGTTACCAATGGTCAGAATTTTCCACAAAACACTCCCTATGAAATAAACATAGAAGGTGGAATATTTCAAGGATACTTCTCTGGGAATACATTCACTATTCAGGGGCGAGTACATCCGCTTAAAAATTACCTTGGTGAAGTTCAAAGTAAAGAACTGCCTCCAGTCGAAGTTCAATTTGTTGATCCTTTTGATCTTGAAAAGGGGTGTGAAGTAGAAGTACCACAAGCTTACACCTACTATGGAACCGAATACCAAAAAGCCAATAAACTAATTTCAGACATTTATGACTTTTGTCAAGACTCTAATGATTGCTGGATGACAGAGACAAAAAATTCATATCTTCTTAATTTAGATACCGGAAAACCAAACTATAATTATGTACTTCCTAAAGTAACAGATGACTTGGAGGCGCTTGGAGTCTACTACCAGTTAGTAGAATCGGTGAATCACCATAATTTAATTACGCAAATTCTAGCTGCTGATAGAACTGTAACTGAATATTACAATATGAAAATAGCAGGTCGGTTTACTGCGCCGGCTGGTAGTTCTTTTTCACTAGCTGGTGCTGGACCTATCTTTCTGGCGAGTCTGGTGCCAGGAGTTGTTTTCCGTGTTCTTGGGTATAAAAAATCAACTTGCTCACACCCTGGAAAATTGGTAGAAATACCAGACAGTAATTATGAGATAAGGGAAGTTGATTATGGTGATTTTACAGGTGTTGAAATACATTTTAACAAGCCTTTGGAACAAATAAGTGAATGTTTAGGAGATGAAGTCTGTGTTGACTTTGAATCTGATGTCGGACCGAATCCTGTTGATGTTATAGAATGGATTATAAATCTGTACACAGACCTGAATATAGATGAAGAAAGTTTTGCATATGTAAAAAGTAAGCTGGAAAAATACCCAATTGGTTTCACGCTTCAAGAAAAAATCTCAGCATTCCAGTTAATAAAAGACATAGCTTATCAATCTAGGTGCGCATTAAATATATGGGATAACACTTTTTACATTCATTATCTCTCTGAAAAGCCCTCCTCTTGTCTTACAATTGATAGTTCTAAGATATATCAAGGCTATAACATAACTACCAGCGATGTAGTGAGTACAAAAGAAATAGTTACATGGAAAAATACGTATGCGCCAAGAAAAGATACAGACCCAAAAGAGAATAAATTCTTTATAGAGCAGAATGTTGACGAGTATGGTCTTATCCCGCATGAAAGCAAATACAGTTGCTTAAATTTAAAGAACAATGTACAAAAGAGTGCAACTTTTTGGTTTATACGGGACTCTAACGCGTGGAAATTTGTCACTTTCAAGGGACCTCTTTCGCTCCTAAAGCTTAATATATATGACGGAGTGTATTTTGAACCGTTAGATGTTATCTGTGTTGTAACAAACATAAGTGTAGAAGTTGATGGTATCACACTAACTTTATGGACTCCAATACGGTTTGGTGAAAATGAAGAATACTACTGGGCATGGCCAGCAAATAAGTCTGAAAATAAAATCTTTGATTTAAATTACACACCTTTATTAGTTCCTCCTTCGACACACCCATTTTTTATAAGTGGGAATTATGCTCGGGATTATGATCGGGATTATGATTGGGATAGATATCCATCAGATCGAGGAGATAGCATACAAGAGTGGAAATTTTTCTTTTATGACTTTGACGACGTAGATTGTTGGATAGGAGGAGAAGGATATTGGGAGGGCGATGAAACTGATCCAGATGGTTACGACTATGAGGACAATCCATTTGATATACCGCATGGAGGTTATAACGACGGGGGTGGCGACACGAATGATGAGGAGCTAGTTGACAGCGGTAATAATGTATTCGGCCGCCCATATGTGCCATATGTAGATGACCAACAAGCTCAATATAGGCGCCCAGAAGACGATATTGAAGATAGGGAACAAGAACTTGAACAATCTGGTGATTGCTGGTTCTGGCACTATGTGTTTAAAGTTACCTGTGATTATCCATACTGTTTTCAAAAAGGTCCTTGTGAGAAACAAAACTGTCTGTGTGGGCCAATGTGCTGTATATATTCTGATGACTTAATTTGTGAAGTTGAAATGTTTTCAGACTGTCAAACAAATATGAGTCAATGGCTTAGTAATCATTATAACTCTGGGGCACTAGCCGCTAAATGTAAGGGGCAGCAAGCTATTCTAGATGTTCAGCCAACTCCAAGCGAGAGTACACAAAGTTGTTGTGACTTACCACACATGATGTGGAAAACAACTGATACTTGTACAAGTTTAAGTGGGCAAAAATATAACTGTGATGAAACCGGCCAAGAAATAAGCTGCGACTATTACTGTAAGGGAGTTCAAAGTGGCTCAAGAAGCGTGACCCAAACTATTATGAGCGGGTTTAAAAATTTCTCCAACCATAGAACGGCTCTTCCTGGAATGTGCTCTGGAGATGGAAAAGAAGTAAGAGACTACTTGACAAGCACGGGTCAAATGAGTTTTGGTGGCACCACAACATTTGACGTTAAGGTAAATAAGACAACAGGTGAAGTAAAAGTTAAGCTAAAACTTTTCCCTGAAACATTCAAAGAACTTTATGATAATGTTCAAGATGCATATGCCACAACAGCGTTTCAAGATGCACTAGTGGCAAAATATGGCTACCATAAAGCTGTTGAAATTTTCACACAGAACAAGTATTCTACTCAAGTAATGCCTGATGGTGCGATTGTTTATATGTATAATGGAGACATAATCTACAGAGATACAAGCTTAATTTGGATGGGGGCTATGTGGAATGTTAAAGAGTACTACGATTACTACGGCTCTCCAAGAACTGATCCAATGATATCTGAGTTGCAGGCCACAGAAACTACTTACTATATTAAGAACCCACAAGACCCAGAGTCAGAATGGAAGTACAGCATGACTCCTGGCCCAAATTACAGAGAAGCGGTTGATTATGAGAATCAATTATATTATGTCTGGAACCCACATGACCCAGTTGATCAATGGGTTGTTCATTCAAGCCCCCCTCCTGGAACAAGTGATCACTATTATGATGTGTCTGGAAGCAGGCTTCTTACGAAAGATAACAACTCGTCAGCTTTTATGGGCGAGGTCACTAGTGAGCTTGGTGAAGGAGCAGTGAGTAATGTATATGTGTCATCAAGTCACCCAATTCAATATGCAATTGTCGAGATGCCAGTTGATATAAATAGTAAAGTGTTCAAAGACCCAAGAACATCTTTTTCCGTTGGTGTGGGTTTAACAGATTTAGTAATCCCAACAAGTCCCTATCAATACTAATGTTTGACCTTTTATCCCAAATTTTTCAGGCTGTTTTATCGGTAATTCCTCGGTTACTAATTGTTAGGGCTACTCATAGGGGAATTAAGTGGCGTAGAGGCCATACAGCGGTCGAGATGGCCCCAGGACTGCATGTATACTGGCCATTGGTATCAGAAGTCGAAATGGTTGTTGTGGCCCGCCAGACGGTAAATCCGTCCTCTCAGTCACTACTTACTTTGGATCATAAGCAAGTAACTGTTAGTGGGGTAGTAGTCTATAGAATAAATAACGCAGTTCTAGCTTATGGTGAAAAGAACTGGGATGTCGACACAACTATTGGAGATATAACGCAAGCGGCCATCGTAAGAATTGTTTCAAAATGGCCTTTAGAATATTTACTAAAAAACCTCTGCGATGCGGTCGAAAAGGAACTCACGGAAGAGTGCCGAAAAGAATTGCGGCCCTTTGGACTATTAGTCCAAAGAGCCGCTTTTACTGACTTCACTACCTGCAAAATGTTGAAAATATTTACAGAAGGTGGTTTCTCAGTGGGGGAAGATTAAGCTTTAGGTAGAGCAAGAATATACTTACTATTGTGATTTTTGTCGCCGGAAACAAGAACCGAGTTTCCAACAGTTCTAATTTTCAATGCTGTTGGAAAATTCCTAGCACAAGGCTCAGATGTTATAATTTCTGCTGACTCAATATCAAACGTAGCGATACCAAGTTCCTTAACGTGCCAACTTACAAACTCCAAAAGATCGGTTGGGCACTTATCAATAGACTCAACGAGCTTGTCTACATTATTTAAAAAGACACCAATTACAACCTCGTCACCAAATAATCTGCTCTTCTTAATTCGCAATGGAGTTGAGAATAGGCGCAGAAACAAGTAATAATATTGTGACTGGCTAAGGTTAGGGACTTTATTAGTTATTTCATAAGCTGAATAAGTTGACAGATAGGTACTAGCACCTTCATAAGTTACACCAGCTTCTTTTACAAAATTTTTGCTTAAATACTCACGTAAATTCATAGGAGAACTCTCATGGCTAAAAAATGTTGTGGTAAAAAATTAGGGATTGACTATTCAGGAATCAACCGTATTCCTTACTTTGCAAAACGGAAAGATAGAGATGCATGGCTGAGAAGTCAGAAGGTCAAGGCTCGACAAGTTCAAGAGGAAGAGAAAGTCGAATCGCCGGAACCTGAAGAGGTAGATCAAATTGATCAATCCATCGAGAATCAGAGAGAGTATCTTGAAGTTGAACCCCAAGAGGAAGAGACCGAGCATCCTGAAGCTCCTGAAGATTAACAATATCACATTTATATGGAAAGGATAGCACCTCATATAAGTAATAATCAAAAGAAATATGTTCGGGATGGCGATTTAGAGCCGCAATAGATTTTAATGTTACGGACTTTAAAAATACTTGGTCGTCATAGAGAAATGTTTTACTTTCTAGATTTGAATCCTGAAAAATTCCTTCACGAAATAAAACTCTAGCATATGCGTATGCGTCTAATACATTGTCGAATATAGACTGGTAAAGTCTAACAAAATTATAACATTGCATCTCTGGAGTTGCGGCCCAGATGATGTTTTTTCGTATATCTTTACTCAGTATTCGTTTAAGCATGCTGGTCTCGTTTCAAATGTTACTCGTATATCTTTTCCAGTTGTTTTAAACCTTACTTTATTCTCCCTTACGGAAAACTTAGTGCAAGTAAGGGCGTCTAAAGTTACGTCATAAGGCATCCAACGGCTTTTTACTTCTTGGAGATTTATATCGTTAAATAAAAAGAGAGCGTCTTTATATCTTTTATCATACAGAGAAAGAGCACAGCTTAGAAGCTTTGACCCTTTACACTTGCAGAGTTCTTTTAACTTTTCTTTAAAACCGTCAGAATACTCTAAAATAAAATCTTCACCCCGTCCTTTTTTTATCTCACAGTTATACTTCTGCATTAAAAGATATAAACAAAAAGCTTCAACATCTGATAGGCCAACAAGTTGTTTAACTCTTGCAAGTATCGTCAGATTACTGCTTCTTCTGCTTATATCTAGATGTTTTAAATCTGCCATCAAAATTTCAGCAGCATCTATTAACATAGTTCCAAAACCTCAAAACCATTCTCTGTTGTATAATAAACTCTCTCAACACCATGATCCTCTAGCATTTTTTGACATTGCGGACAAGGTTTAGATAGGCCAACATTCCCATTTTTCTTAATCCTGACATTCACTACTTTACACTTGTCAAGAGAATCTCTGGCTTTAATCAGAGCGTCAAGTTCACTATGAATGCAGTTAAACAAATGCCCATATTTTTTAGCTAAAGGGTGTGTCTTCTTAACCTTATTGTATCCCCAGGAAACAATTCTTGACCCGTCCATTATATAAGTAAAATGACACTGATTTGCAGAATACTTACAGGGCAACTCAACATGCTCGCGGGCGTGTTTAATCAAATTAGTCAATTCAACAAATGCCTTAAAAAATTAAGTTCTAGTGGGTATACTTTAGAGGCAGCAAGAGCATCTTCCAAAGCATCATGTGACTCAGGGCTATATGTCACACCAAAAAAACTGCAAAGTGATTTTAGGTTGTATGCGTTGAAAGGTATCCTACTACCTCCCATTGCATGTAAATCAGCTATGATTAAAGCAAGCTCCATTGTATCTCTATAGTGTGGGGCAAAAATCTCTCCAAACAAATCTGGACCCAACCAACTATTTAGGAAACTATAATCAAAAGGCCAATTTTGCGCTAGCGGCAATAAACGCCTACTGCTACTCAGTTTCAACGAATTATACCAGTCGATCAACAAGTCATGGCATTTCTCTTGAGAGACGCCAAATCTTTTCAGGTTCTCCAAGTCCATTCCGTTCACTTGAAGTGCTTTTCTAGTGGCCCTTTCAGGGTAGTCCGGTTTGAGGTACACATAGAAAGGTAGGATGTTTTCATACGGCTTGAAATTTTCATCTAATGGTTGAATAGCTAACTGAAGAATCTCATGGTATCCAGCTTCAGTTCCAGATGTCTCACAGTCAATAGCACACAATAAATTGCTGCTAGCTGATCTTATACCATGGTAGTTTATAATTTCAGGAAACTTCATTATCTAACTCCAATTCAGACACGCTGATAAACTTAGCAAAAGGTAGATCAGCTAACTCAGGAGGAAGCGTACCTTTATTCACTCTAATAGCTGTTGTCAATAGACAAAGAATATTCCAAGCTGCCATAGCTAGATGTGGTTCATCTACCCAACCTAATTGAAATTTGACCAAATGACGTATTCCTGAATCTAAGAACGCGGAGTAATTTATACCTTTCTCCCAGTTTCTGGCTGAATATTTATTAGCGCCCTTTTCGAAAACCTTTGAAAGTTCCCACAAAGAATCCCAAGGTAGTAAGTCGAAACGACCTTTACCCTCTTGTGCGTCTCGCACAGCTCCATTTGTGAATTCACGTCGTGTTCCTGAATCTTTTAACATTATTCCTCTTTCAAAATTAAACCTTTAATAGTTGCTGAATTGCCAGAGCCTTCAACAGCAATATGATTATTTAAAAGTTCTCGTTTCACCTTACTAGTAGACCAAGAACCCTCATGAACATCAGAAGGAGATTTCTCCATGAACTTAGTATAAAATGTACCAAAAGACGTGTATTTAGTTCTTTTTTCCAGACAGTTTTCACGAACAAAAGTCATTAGTTCATTACTTAATGTCTCAATAACTTGACATTTACTCTGGGTCTTAACAACAGGTATCCTTAGCCTTCCTTCCATAGGAGGAAGACGCCGATGCGCTCGTTTTAATGTGACCATAAAATTCGGCGCCTCATCTCGTAACCTTTGATCACGCGTATTTGTGGGAATCTTTTCTCCTTCTATCGGTGGAACCAATAAAGCTGTCACTCTGGTATCATCTTGATCAATAGGGCAAGCACTAACTTGATTGGCAACCTGAACAAAATGCAAATAGTTTTTGACAAAATATGGTGGTCGATACATGTGCCTTAGAGATAGATAAGGGCTAACTGTCCAGTCCTTGATCCTTTCATACGCTATATTCTGCTGTTGCTTTTTTCTTGACAAATCTATTTCCTCGATATATACTAAAACAGTTCCTTCTAGTTGCCCATTGAAAGAGCTTGTGTTGGTTAAGGGCCGCGACCCCTCTTCAACACCTCCCTGTATCAAAAGACGTATGGCTTCGTGAAAAGAAGATTTTCCTGTCTCTTGGTTGCCATGAAGAAATAGATACGGTAGTTTTTTGTCTGGTTCGAATAGCATACAAGCAGTCCAAGCTGTTAGATATTCTTTACCTGTATGGAGTCCCCAGCGACCATACCATGGTTGGTCTTTTAAAACTTCATCTAGCTCTTGACCACAATGCGAAAAAATCTTATCCCAAGTAGGATGGGTTGCTTGCTCACAATCATCCAAATTGGCTGGCTTAAAAACTAACTTTGGGGCACTCATATTCCACTGCTTAGCTCTGCTATACTCAGGTTGAAATGGTACACAAGTTATGAGCCATGGGTTTTTTATCAAATCACCACAAATAATCTTAGCGGTTTCTACAGACATTCCTGGATATTCAGACTGTAGAACTTTTACAACATCATTATCACCTCTAACTCTACAAAATCTATGTCCTTCTCCAGGAATATCTGAGCCAACCCACCATTGACCCTCTTGAGTTGAGTCTACTCCATAAATGGCCTGTTGTTTTGTGTGCCTAGCTATATGTTCCAAGCCTTCAACTTCAATAATTTGATCATCTTTGAGGAGAGCGTCGCGATCCTTTTTATTATCTTTATAGACACCAAATCTGTTGTGTTTGTATTTCAAAACCTTAGATTTGAAATGCCCTCTTGAGTATTCCTGAAATCCACGATTTTTAATCGCTTCCTTATATTGTGAATCAACACAAATTTTCAGTGAATCAGAAGTGGTAGGAACCAATTCAATATAAAACTTGTCTACAAACTCCTTAATACTTTCATCTAGGAAATGGTCACAGCCCAGAAATTTAAGAGCATCGATAAGAGACTCAAAACAATCAGCGCAGAATCTCTCCTTCCTGGAACTATGTTTGGGTTGATGCTCTAAATTAAAGTGTAGAAAGGTCTCAACTGGGTCCATAGGACTGTTGAACATACAATAGCAGTTTTTGTTTTTAGATTCCTTCCATGGAAAATCTTCTTTAACATTGCCAAAACGAAAAACAGTGAACCCGCCATTATCCACTGGAAACATGAAACAATTCTGCTTTGTGTCCGCTCCGGTTGATTTTGTAGTGAAGGCCCCTACGAAATTATCCATACTCTTAGATAATTCTTGCAGCGCTTTTGTATGGGTTGTTATACGTTTTTCAGACTGGTCATATGCAAAACTATAGCCGCTTTTAGAAAGAGCATTGGCAATTTTTGTATGCTCTTTACTGAGATTGGCAGAACCGAAATAAGAGGTTATGATTCTCTTTGTGGTGTACGGAGTTTTCACCACCTCAGCTTTTTCTTTCCAGCCGTCGACAAAATCTTCATCATATCGGAGTAAACGTGTTGCGGAGCTAAGATGTTGGTAGCTTTTATCTGTCATTCTTCTGGACCAAATCCAGAAAATGTTACCGCAGACATCAAGTTTAGCTATTAGATTATCGCCTATATCCTGCTTCAGCTTACTAAGAACATAATGAGCTACTGTCTTGTGTTCAACTCTATTGGCAGACGGCGGTAAACTTTCAGGGTCAAAGCGAACATAATAATGAATACCTTTCCCACTAGTGGAAGAGAAAACATCTACATAATCACAGGCTGCGCCCTTTTCTATGAATTCATTAAGCTCTGAATCTGAGAGTCCTTCTGCGTGGTTTTCGACACTATCCAGATCAAAGCACACAAATTCGCTTGTGTGGTCTTCCCAATTCCACCCAGATGTCCCAATAGATTCAGCGTACTTAGAGAGATCAAATGTTTGAGTCTTAGGCTTCCAAGTAGGAGTAGTCTTTCCATTTTTAGGCCAACGAATATGCCACCAAGTGTCGCCATCTTTGGTGAATCCGCCAAAGTCAGTTTTCTCACCAGTATTACTTAGAACTTGAACCTGGGTTTCAAGTTCAGGGTGCCACCAGCTAACTAGAGTCTTATTCTGGTCAGCAGTATTTCTCAAAAAATTAGCAACAGCTTCGCGAATTTTTAACAAAACATATCTCCTTAGTTTGCAAATAATACCACAATTATATAATGAGAAGGATGGTTTGTCAAGAGTAAAAAGACAAAACGGGATGGAAAAGAGCAAAAAACATGTCATTTGAAGCTCAACAAACCCCCCGAAAAATGACGAAAAATGCCCAAAAAAGGCCGGTTTTGTTTTTTAACTCCTTTGAGGGGTGCGCGAATAAGTGCCCCACCTATGAGGTACTAGTTGAATGAAAAAGAGAAAACAAAAAAAATGACTTTCCCCTTCTAGTGGAGGTGTGAGGTAAAAAAAGAGAGAAAGATAAATTGACGTAAGTTCTTGTGTGGTAAGATCTTACGTCAATTGGAGTACCCCTCTTTAATCTTTTTCAAACCCCTCTTTAGTAGTTATTACTTATTATAGGGGGTTTGTTGAAAAAATAGAAAAGTTACATATGTGAGAAAAGTAAATAAAAAGAAAAGTGAAGAAACTCTATATAGAGAGTTTGCGGCGTATTTTTAACGTGCCCCCAATTTTGGTTAGTTAAAAAAATTTTTTTTCCTACCTGTTTTTAGTATTGACTTTTTCAGGGTTTTTGTTATAATACTAGCATGAACATTGACCGCAAATTGATAGACCAACCTAAAGTTCTTCTTCGCCCAGTGAAAACTTGGAGCATAGATTTTCTTGCCCTAAGGGATTCTATCAAGGACAGCGGTATTTTGCAAGATTTAATCGTCAGGAAAAAAGGAGCCCGGTTCGAATTAGTTGACGGAATGCACCGACTAGAGTGTGCCGTACAACTTAATTTAAAGGAGGTTCCATGTAAGGTGCTTGATCTTACGGACTCTGACTGCTTGATAATGCAGATAAAAATGAACTCTTCTTTTATTCCTACAAGTAAATATGAATTCGCCAAACACTTAAAATTGCTTTTGTTAAAAGACCCATCTCTTGACTTATATCGTCTCGCTTCAGCAATATCAAAGCCAGTAGATTGGGTACGTAAAATTCTTTCTTTAAACAGACTAGACGAGGAGGTAGCCGAGCGTATAAGTAAAACATCACTAAAATCTCAATTGGCAATGGCTAAATTACCCGTTGAGGTTCAAAAAGAGTGTGTCGATTTCTGCTTAGAATATAGCACACAAGAATTTCAAAGTTATGTAGATCGCAAACTAAAACTAATTAGCGAAGCCCTGCTATTTGAAACTAATGAAAAAATCCAAACTGAATTCAAGTTAAAGCCCTCACTAAGATCACTCCGTCAAATTTTACGTGAACGTGAAACTGGAGTCGCGGGCCGACTTCTAATTTTAGACGAAGATACACCTGAAGACATTTGGAACAAGGCACTAGACTGGGTGACACATCAAGATAGTGTCTCTCAAAAAGAGTATGTTGAAAAAGTGAAAAAATCCCTAGCTAGAAAAAAAGAAAACCTAAATAAGGGAAAACTTAGAAAAAGGAAAACTTATGAGTAACGAACTTGTTAAGAACGATTACACCTCTCTTCCCTGTACGACTGTTTCGCCTTCTGAACTACAGCAAATTTCCAAGGTTGGAGATTTTCTTGGGCGTATTCAACTGTATACAAAAGGACGATTCATTGATACCGGAGCCGTTGCTCCTGGTCATTATGGCATTCCTCAAGCAGGGGACGAAATTGTTGACCTAGGTGATGAGATTGATATTCTTGTCTTTGCCATGAGGGCTAAGGCTATGGATGTTACTGATTCTGAGAATGTTGTTGTCAGCACTGATATGCACTCGGAGGAATATAAGGACATCGTATCTCGCGGCGATAAGGGAGAAATGGGGTGCCTCTATGGCCCCTCTTTCCTGGTCTATGAGCGGACTACGTGTCAGTTTTACGAGATGTTCTTCTGTAATAAATCTGCTCGTAAAATTGGCCCGACTCTTTATCCGTATTTGCCGCTCAACGCTGAAGCAGCCGAGCAACAGGGAACTGATCCACATGGACCTATTCCTGCAACGCTAGGTGTTCGATACGCCAAGAATAAGAAGGGAAGCTGGCATGTGTCCGTTGTAAAGGAGTGCAAGGCCCCGTTCACGACTGAACCATCTGTCGAAGAAGTCATAAAGCGTGTGACAAAATTCCTCAGTCCGGACGATACAGAGGAAGATACTCGCGGACGTGAGCGTTAAACAAAGAGACCCGGTAATGGGTCTCATATCGCGGGTGAGCCGGTGCTCACCGGAGTTTCATAAGCTCTGGATGATGGGATCAACACCCATACCCGCCATTTTCTGTGTGTAGCTCAGCTTGGCTAGAGCGCGGCGTTTGGGGCGCTGAGGTCGGAGGTTCGAATCCTCTCACACAGACTAAATTGTGATAACCAAGCAATTTCATACCGCTGAGTCAGTGGAAATTAACGCTCGTGGAGTTGGTAAGGTTACAAGCAATATTGCTGGTGGCCGACGTTGAAACGAGAACTAACATTAAGGAGTTAGAGACTTGGAAGATAAAGCTGTTGAAATTACTAGAAACATGTTCAAGGACATTGTTGATTCCCGAGACCATGAAGAAGCAATTGCAGAATTACGTGATGATGTAGTCGAAGAACTGGAACTTACTCGTAAAGAAACAACGCAACTTGACAACTTGCTAAATGATAAAAAAGTGACCTTTCTCCAAGCAATGAATCTTCTTGGCAAAGCTTTGGATAACGGTTATTATCTAATGGATGACGAGATTGAGCCTTTTGATTTTATCTTTGAGGAGAAATACAACAGGAAGTTCCGAAAGGTTAAACAGTTTATCCGGGATTGGAGGAAATTTAATTGAGATTCGAAGGAGTTGTTAATAGTGTCAAGACTAAATATGCGGATTGTATGCTATATGATCTCGACGATCCATCTCAACCTATTGAATTTGCTGCTATAGCCTTATCTAAGTTCCCAGAACCTGTTTATGAAGGTGTGGCATTTCAATGGTCCATTAAAGATGGCGATTCTAAAATAACTATTAATAAAGCACCATTACGCTCAGAAGAAGAGCAACGTGATATAGAACAAAAAGCTGAAAAGCTGGCAAAATTACTAGGAGTAAATTATGGATGAAGCATTGATAGAAGCTAAACTAGAAACTGAAAAATTACGCCAGGCCATCCTGTTTCAAAGACTTCGTCCAGCTAATCTATACAGGTCCTTCATTTATTTTGATGGCGACCAATGGGCTTGTGTTGGTGGTTTAGAGGATGAAAAAGTTGCGCAAGATATCTTTGAAGAAGATATAGTTGCCCGAATTTATGGTTACGGGGAAAGCCCAGAAAGAGCTATGGAAGATTTTGACAGGGCCTGGGAAACAGGTGACTTTCAGGTGAAGCTTTGAGTGTGGCGGTCATTACACATCCTATCGTAGACCTCAAGACATTGGCAGAAGTGTTTGAACAATGTCTCGATAAGAGCCCACTGCGAGATGTTGATGGGTCTATCGGTTCTTTGAAGCATTACACATCTCTGGTTGATAAACTAAAACCTGGATATGCTGATGTCTTGACTCATATTGGCGTTCTAGTTGCAATGGATGAGCTGGATATGGTCGAACTCATCGAAGTTTTGGGGGTTCCACATATTTCAATTGAAACCAAGTTTCGTGGCGTGAGTCTGGTTTACTTTGTAGGAAGCAAACGAGATTTTCACGGTGCCTTTACTAAAGCATGTAGTGAAGAAGTCAAGAAAACCTTACAGGAAATCAGCTACCGAATTGGTGGAGGAAGAATTTGATGTATCCTAAGTATGCTAATCTCACCCTAAAGGTTCCTAATAAGCGCGGCAAGCTTGTTAAGATGCCTGTGAAGCTAAAGGTCACTGAGAATCACATTGAATTTATTAGTAGTCCTTTTGCACTAAAGGATGAAATTAAATGTCTAAAAGGTGCAAAATGGCTTGGATTCGATGACCCTCCGAAGAAATGTTGGCGAGTTGATAATTGCCGACGCAATACTATTCAATTACGCTACCTGATGGGCGAAAATATCTTTGAGTGGTTTGACCTTCCGCTGATTAGGCATGAGTATCCTCGTTCGTTGTATGAGCATCAGAAGGATTTAGCTGACCATATTCTTACCTATCGAACGGTTATTTTGGCCGCTTCGATGGGGGTCGGCAAGAGCTTGTCTGCCATTTCTGCAATGGAGCTTTCTGACGCCAAGAATTGGTTCTGGGTTGGTCCGCGTTCTGGTTTGAATGCAGTAGAGCGTGAATTTATTAAGTGGGAAATTGATCCAAGTCTGAATGTCGAGATGCTCACTTACCAAGGTCTTGTTAAGCGTATGAAGACTTGGACTCCAGGTGATCCGGCTCCACAAGGCGTCGTGTTCGATGAATCATCTCGCGTTAAGTCTCCTAATGCACAACGCACTAAGGCCGCTCAGGCTCTTGCTGACGCTATTAGGGAGGAACATGGGCAAGATGGTTACATTGTTCTAATGTCTGGTACTGTTGCTCCTAAGAGTCCTTGCGAGTGGTGGAGCCAAGCAGAAGTAACTTTTCCGGGCTTTCTGAGAGAAGGAAG